ATTATTAAGGAGGAAATGACGAATGAGTCAGGCATTCTCTACCCTGGGCATGAAATTGCTCCGGGCCGTGGAAACTACGGCCGGTGTGAAACCGTCGGCGGCCGCGGATTACACGGAAGTACCGGAAGTAAAGTCTGTCCCGGATCTTAACCCCGCGCCGAACGGTATTGATGTTACGCCTTTGAGCGAAACGGAATATGTTCGCTACGTTCCGGGATTGAAGGATGTAGGTGGTGTTCTGGAATTCACCGCGAATCTCACGGAGGAACTTATCACCGAATGGGCCGATGTGATCTCCGATTATACCACCGGCATCGCGTCCAACAAGGCTACTTGGTTCTGCGTGACGCATCCTACGCTGACCCAAGCCGTGTATTTCACGGGCGTTCCCGCTCCCCTTGGATTGAGCGGCGCGGAAGTGAACGCGGCTCTGGAAACCACGTTGTACATTGCGCCTACCAACGCGCCTACGATGGCGGCGAAGCCCACCTAATGATTAACGGAGAGAGGGAGGAGAGAGTATGAGCGAAAAAGTTGCGGAAACCCTGGATGAGATCATTTCCCCGGTGCATATCGTGTACAAGGGCGTAGAGGAGTACACTTTGGACTTTTCACGGGAAACCGCTGTGTTTGCACAGGAGCGCGGGTTTGATCCTGATGACCTGAAAAAGAAGCCGACCGTGTTTATCCCGGAACTGTTCTGGTACGCGTTGCGGATGCACCATCGGAATATCGCACGGAATCAGGCCGACAAGCTGCGGGAAAAGCTGTTTCCCAATGGTTTGCCTACGGAACTTATTGTGCGATTGATCGAACTTTACAATCAGGCCGCGTTGCTCAAATTGATCGATACGGAGGACGGGCCTGAAAAAAACGGGGATACGGTGGTGGAGTTTTAACTTCACCACCCAGTTCCCGCAAACAGTTTGAGAGAGAGTGTCCGCGCCTTATGGCGATGGGCATGAGTAGGGACGAATACTGGCACGGCGATGTGTTTGCCGCGCTTGACTACATAGAGGCCGACCGATTGAGGCAGGAGAGATTCAACCGGGAGGCGCATCTGCAAGGTGCTTATTTCTGCGATGCTCTGGGTGTTGTGATAGGCAACAGCTTTGGCAAACAGAAGAACAAGTATCCGCAGGAGCCGTACAAGTTTGCGGGCAAGGGAGAAGCCGAAGAGGCCGTGGATGCGGAGGCTTTAAAGGCATACGCGTGGATGCAAGCCTTTACAATCGCCGGGAAAGATTGGGGGAAAAAGAATGGCTGAAGAGGTTGTTTCCTCTATAAGTGTAAAACTTAATGCGCCGTCCAAAAACGCAATTTCCAAGGTAAACGAGGCCGCTGATGCGCTTGACAATATCAAGAGCAAAGTCGGCACATCTGGCGCGACAAGGGAAGTCGGCAAACTGACTACTGCGCTTAACAAGGCTGGGGATGCCGCTCATAAGTCTTCCGGCTTCTTTGGCAAACTCGTTTCCTCCATCGGTCGCATCGCGTTCTATCGTGCGATCCGCACGGCTATGAAGATGGTGGTGCAAGCCATTAAGGAGGGCTATACCAACCTTATTGGTTATTCACAGGCGATGAACAGCATGGATAGCCAAAGCGTGTTTAACACAATGACGGCCTATGCGTCCGCGTTTTTGAAAATCAAAAACTCCGTAGCAGCTGCGGTTAGTCCGTTGGTTGGTGCGCTCCTCCCGGCTATTCAAACTGTGGCAAATTGGTTTATCACGGGTGCAAACGCGGTTAATCAGTTTCTTTCGGCATTGATTGGCAAGTCCACCTTTACACGCGCAACGGACTATGTGGCGCAGATCGGCGAACAGGCAAGCGGATCTACCGGGAAGGTTAAGGAACTGGAGCGGACGCTGCTTGGCTTTGATGAGATCAATCGGCTTAATGGTGACCGTCCGTCTGGTGGTGGTGGCGGCGGGGCAAGTACGCCGGACTATTCGTCTATGTTTGAGGAAGCGGATATTGCCGCTCCCTACAAGAAGGTAACCGAAGAATTAAAGAAAATTTGGGAGGTTTTCAAGGAAGGGCTAACCCCCGCCGTCAAGGGGTTTAAGGAGGCGTGGGAGAGCGTAAAAAGTGCTGTTGTTGCCGTTGACAATGCGCTTTCCTCTGTAAATTCCGAAATGAGTATAGCCAACACTATAACCTCTTGGGTAAAGGGAATTGCCGGTTTCGTCAGCGTCATTGTTAATAGCGTTACAAATATTGTGTCTGGCGTAAGCAAGATTATAGACGGGCTTGTTAGCGGAAATATTGATACCGTTCTCGACGGCATTGCCGACATTGTTACGAACTCCTTGTTTTTCCCCATCAGCTTGATAGGGAACATTGTCGATACTATTGGAAGTGCGCTTGGCGCAGATGTTGGGTTTATGAAGACGATTTCCGAGTCCGTGCGTGTTATCCGGGTGTATCTGCGAGGCATTCAGGATCTTGATTTTGTTGGTGCGTTGATCGCAATTGGGCAAATTATTGTAACTGCCGTTTTTACGCCGGTGAAGGGCATTGCGAAGGTGTTAGACGCAATTAGCAGCGCTCTTGGCCTCAACTGGAATATTACGGATAAAGTTTCCAAAGTCGAAAACGATATTCTGGGAACGCTTGAAAAAGAAAAACAAAAACATAATGAAACCTTGAAACTGCGGGAAAAACAAAAGTCCATAGCCGATATGTACGCTAATGCGTTTAAGAATGCGGACAGTTATTTGAAAAACGTGGTGACGAATCTTAATACTATTAGCAAGAAAACGTACAAGCTAAACCTCAAAATGGGATTGGATACTTCTGCGGTTGATAAGGCAATCATCAAGGTTGGCTCTCAAACGGCTGCGAAATTGTCCGTGGTGCAGCCCGGGTTGAAGGCCTCCGGTGGTTTCGTGGACATGGGCGAGATGTTTATCGCCCGTGAGTCCGGCCCTGAAATGGTAGGAACCATCGGCAATCGTTCTGCCGTAGCTAATAATGACCAAATCGTGGCGGCGGTTTCCCAAGGCGTTGCCTCTGCCGTGGCCTCCGTCATGGGCAGCGGTCAGCAGAGCGTGAATGTGAACGTGGATGGCCAGAACTTGTTTAACATCCTTGTGAATCGAAACAATGGTATTGTACGGCAGACCGGATCGAGTCCGTTACTGGTATAAGGGGGATAAGGCATGGCGTGGTTTACGCAAATCCTTGAGATAGTCGATGTGAATGCAACGCCTCCTGAATGGCGCAGCTTGCCGGATCCGCATGAGATGACCGTTGGCGTGATGGATGTGGACGCGGAATCTACCGGGCGCAATCAAAACGGCAAGATGATTCGTGATTGGGTAGCGCAAAAGGTGAAGCTGTCCTGCAAGTGGTCGATGCTCACACAAGCCGAGATGCAACAGCTTTTGGCTCTGTGCAACAGGCCGAAGTTTACGATGCTTTATCTGGATCCGCGCACGGGAACGAAACAGCAAATCAAAGCCTATGTGGGCGATAGGAACATGGGAACGTATTACTACAATACCATCCCGGCCTCCGAGAACGGCGCGTTTGACGGAATCTACCGGGATGTGGAAATGAACTTCATCGAGTTTTAAGGGGGCGGGCGAATGTATAGTGGCGTGACGGCTGATTTCAAGACGGCCATAGAGGACGATGCCCGTAAAATCTCCCTGAAATTCGATTGTACTATCGGCAATACCACCACCACCTATACGGCTGATAATATCATCAGCATGGATATCTCCGGCTCTTCCTCCGCGCAAAACGAACTGACGATGGGGGCAACGTGCGCCCGCCAGATGGAACTGGTGGTGTGCGATTCGGACAACGTAGCCATCTCCGGTATCTCTTGGATGAACGCGGTCATCAAGCCGTATGTGGGCCTTGAAGTAAACGGCAGCTTTGAGTGGGTGCCGATGGGATTGTTTTATGTGGTAGAAACGCCGACCCGGAATAGGGACTATACGGTCAAGATCGTGGCCTATGACGGTTTTGCGCTGATGGGCACAGAGTACGCCACGAATATCCTCGTTTTTCCGGCAAACATTCAGACCATCTGTGCGGACATCTGCACGTTTGCCAATGTTGCTCTGGACAGCACCTATGATTGGTCGCCGTACTCCAACGCGGATTATGACATTACGCCAAACGGCGGGACTTGCCGGGAGATTATCGGTCATATCGCCGGACTCATGGGGACAAATGCCATGTTTAACCGGGATGGGGAACTGACCTTCGGATGGTTTGGGCAGACCCCGCTTGCTGACCGGCTCGATATTACGCCGGACTTGCAGTATCTTTCCGAACTGGAAGTGGAACAGACCGGCAGTATTGTAGTTCAAACCATCACAAGCGGATATGGGGATATACAGTACACTTCTCCAGAGAACACAAGCGGGTACGGCTTCACCTTTGAAAATCCCTATATGACGCAGACCATCCTCAATACGATTTTTGCGGATCGCATCACGGGCGGTTTTTATACCTATGTCCCGCTCACGGCCAAATGGCGTGGGAATCCCGTCCTTGACCTGATGGACGATGTGGTGGTGACATTGGATGACGGCACTACTACCTCCGTTACGCCGGTCATGGTCAATGATATCCATGTAAGGGGCGGTCTGTACGGCAACATCACCGCGAAGGGCGCGAGTGAGTACGGGATAGGCCTTAATACCGGCGGAACGCTGAACACGCTGAAACGCCGGGTTGGTAGCTTG